CGTACGAACCCTGTTATCTCGTCATCAGTGAAACCAACTTCTCCCAGGTACGTCATCATACCTTTCTCGAAACCTTCGAGTTTGTCGGAATCAGTCAACTCCGGTATTTTCTGAACGAGTAACTCCTGCTGTGACTCACGGTATTGTGCAATTCCCGCCTGTTGTTCCTGCATAATCCTTTGGCGTTCAACTTCCTGCGCCTGACGTTGACCAGCCAGGGTCTCACGCTGTGCATCAAGTTGTGCCTTTACCCGGATATACTCATTCGGATCTTCATCAGCAAGACGAATCATGTCTGCTGCCGAATGCTTTGACTGAACATCCTGCGTTAATGCCGCCAACCGTTCATCAGCAGCCTGAAGCCGCTGTTGCAAGGCTTGCGAAACCTGCTGCCTATCGGCGTCAAACTGACGTCGTTCATCAGCAAGCGATTGCGTCTTCTGGCGATAATCCGCGTCCATCTGTTGACCAGACGCAGCATCAGCGAGGGTGACCATCTGAGTCTCGCCATTGACCCTGATTGGCATCTTGAGGTGGGAAGCCAGTTCTGCTTCATCCATCCCAATCGCCTCAGCAAGACCTGAGAGAGTGTCAGGTAGTTCCTCGGTTTCTGCGGTCGGTTCCGTGGTCGCGTCATCCTCAGATGACGGTTCAGCATCAGCCTCAGTCTGTGACTCAGTGCTTTCAGCTGACCGCTCCGGCTCCTCCTGGTTGGCCGGTTCGGTTGACGGTGTTGGCTCGTTTTCTTCAGTTGGCGTCAGCTCAAGCTGAGGCTCCAGTCGAGCGGCCACCGCCGCGATTGCCTGTTCTTCCGTTGTTTCTGGTCTTCCCTCGGCTCCCAGACGCGGGTTAGCTTCGGTCGTCTCGGCTCCCGTTTCCGGGTTGGCCATTGTTTCATCTGACATAATTTCTCCAGGTTAATTTTCTGGGTATACCCCTTGGTTGTTTGACAAAAGACTAGGGCGCTGACCTATGCCGCCCATTAAACTGTTTCTCAATGCTTTATGATACTGTCGCAACTTGTTTTTTTGAGGACTATCATACAAATGGGCGTCGGGAAGCGGACGGGATTCACCCCTGCTGCGCTCCCAAGCAGCACGTTCAGCAATTTCCAGCGTCCTAAATGGCCCTTCCAATGGCTTTATATAGCCGCCATGAAACAGGGTTTCCGCCAGTTTTGGGGTAACTGATACATCGCCTATAACAGAAGGGATGTTCCACCACGAGCCATCTGCACCCCTAGTCGTAACTGAGTGCTCGTGTGCCATTAAATTACCGCCTGAGCAACCGTAACCGACTGCGCTTTTCTTGCAGGTCGTTAATCTGCTTCAGTGCCAGTTTGCCGGTTTCAACGTGCTTTGCGAAAATGTGCTCGAAACGATTCACGACACCAACCATAATGCGAAGATTCTCACGCCCCTTCACATCGTCAATCGGAGAGCTTTCCCACTGTTCGTGGCACCACTCACGGATCTCGGATATGGCGTCCCTGAACAAATCATCCTCAAGCATTCGCGCAGCACGATGGGCACGATCACTTTCAGTCCGTAACTGAGGTTCATGATCTTCGGCTGCGCTCACGCTCTGGCCTCCATGCGGCTTTTCTCACCCGACATCAATACATGGTTTTTTTGCTGCCGCTTTTACCGCCGCTATTGCCACCGCTGTTACCACCGGAGTTCAGGCGGGATTCCTTGACGTTCCCAGTACCCTCTTTCCAGCTTGGGTTTTTGATCGTCTCTGAATGTGTAGAAGATTTTGTGTTCATTGCAGTTCCTCGGTTATACCGCTCGCAGCAAGCCTGGCCTGTGCCTCGGCGTCCTTAATCGTGGCGATAGCCGCCACCTCCTCACGCTTCAATTCCAGCATTTTCATTTTATACTGATGATCGAGGCGCATCTCTTCGACCTTTAAGTCATGTGCCTGTTGCAGTTTTGCCTGTTCGACCTGCAAGTCCTGTTGCAGTTCAGCCTGAGCCATCTGCTGGTTACCCTGCAACTTGGCCTGTTCGATCTGCATTTTGCCCTGTGCTTCGACCAGCCGGGGGTCTGGCTGTTGCTCTTCCTGCTGACCCTGCTGTTGCTGCGCCGGATCAAGCCAGTATGCGCTGGGGTCTTTAAGGCCAGCCGCCAGCGTCCACTTTTTCAGGGCATTGTGAACCATCTCGCTGTTAACCAGCGGCCCCTGAACACCGCCCTGTAACGTGATCGCCTGAACCTGCATCTCGATCAGCCGCTGGGCCAGCATTATCTGCTGCTCCTTTGTGCCGTGGCCAAGGCCAACAGTAATCGACAGATCCATCTCTGCATTCCACGCACGGGGGTCAATCTGCACCCATTCATTTCTAAGGCGAACAACGTCAGGCGCTGTCTGATGGTTGATTACCAGACGCAGTATTTTCTTGAACGCCTTTTTGAAACCGGTCTCGGCCATCAGCCGCGCAATCAGAAGCATGCGCTGCTGCGCCTGTCCCATAATCTGGTTTATGCCAGTCGCCGTCTTGTTGAGCGAATCAGCGTCCAGCCCCTGATTATACCGCGTAATACCGGTTCTGGATTCGCGCACACCGTCCATGTACTCCAGGACAGGAAACGCATAAGATCCGAGCGACTGCGTTGTCAGGGGCATAACAGCCTGACTTGGATCAAGACCACCTTCCACACGCACCAGACCACCCGGCCTGTTTGTCAGCATGTCGTCGAGGTTAACGCGCTCGTTGACAACATAGCGATTGGAATTAACGCCATACATATTTGTCAGAAGCTGCCTGACAATGGTTGAGCGGATTAACTGGGTATCCATTGTAAGGTCGGCAAGGGATCTGCCAAAGTGCTTGAACGGCATGCGGATTGGCGTCATGTCAACAAACGGATGATCGTCAACCAGTTCATTCTCCAGAACAGTGTATCCTGGCCCGGCTGTCGTCACGGCCCTCATCTCGGCCATGCCATCACCGTCATAGTCAACCTTCAGATAGCATTCATACAGCCATATTTCGCGCATACTGGGGTCGCGCATACCGTCGTTCTGGTCAGGCCATTCCTCGTCATGGGCATACCGCGCCACACGCTCTTCGTTGTAGTTCTGCTCATCGTGGCTGGGCAGTCCCTCGACCACCTTCTTTGAGTACCCCATTTCCAGAAGCTCTGTTACCGTCTTCTTGACCTTGTGACATGTAAATGCCGCGTCATCCAGTGAGGTCGCCCTGCGTGAAATCAAAAACTCTTCTGGTGGAATACAGACAACACGGCAGCGGCCCTTCGTGTCGGTATGCTTGATGGTGATGTCGTAGAGCAGTCCGTCAGGCGCAAAGTCCATCAACTCAGGTGGGACAGGAATCTCCTCCTGCTCGATAATCTCTATCTGCGAATCTTCCTCAAATTCGATCAGCGTGGCCAGGTTGACATTGGTCAGTGTCTCACGGCGCGACTCTTCCTCTTCCGACCACCAGATTTTCAGATAGGAGTTCTTCGACAAAAGCGCTGTCTTCACAAAATCATACGTCGTGCCAAAGCCGTCGTTATATGACGCCTTGTGCCATATATGGTTTACATACTGCGTAGCCTGTTTCGCAGCCTCTTCATCCTCCATTCCGACCGGCTCAAACCTCACAGCCTCATCGCCAGATCCGAATATCTCCATAAACGTGGGCATGGCCGACTCAATCGTGTCAGCCACATCGGTCATGACAACAGAGGATTCATCCTCGTTTTCATTGCCGAAAGGCTCACCAAGGTAATACTCCATCGCCTTGCGCCGTTGCTCGCTGATCTCTCCACCAACAAAGGTGGCGCTTGCCTGTATCTCCCCCTTGATGACAGAAACCAGTGCGCTGTCCGACATTTTCGCCATTAGTCAGTCCTCGAAAAAAATGGTGGGCCGGAGCCCACCAAGTTCTAGGGAGGTAAACCCGCTCACGCAGCATGCTCCGCGATAAAAGACTCCGCATCAGATTTTCTCATCCACTCTCCGTTCAGGGCAGCACCGTGTTCGTTTACAACGTCCCAGCGCCCGAAACCCCGATGCTTAAGGCGAAGAGGGCCGACAAACTCGTTGCCCTTTTCATGACGATCGATGTGCGCTTTCGGCACCTCGCCCCTGACCAGCTTCTCCAACTCGGTCACACGAGCCTGTAATTCCTGAATTTGAATAGACATTTTTATGCTCATCTGAACTCTTCGAACCCACCCCCTACACCGCCTTGAAATCCTCCATAATCGGGGCCTGTGGTATCAGTTTCGAACCCACCCCCTACGTCGCTTTGAAATCCTCCATAATCGGAATCTGTGGTATCAACCCTGTTATTAGGATCATTTACAAAAGCATCAATATACCGATCCACATCATCAAACATCCCCGCAGCCGCGACCTCAGAAAACGCCGTTTCGGTTGGAGACAAGCCTCGGAATCGATTGTCAACCACAATGGCATCAGACACAGCACCCGGCCCGTATGATTGGGTTGACAGCTGATTCTCCATCAACGCAGTGCGGTGCGCCGCTTCGTCGAGTCTGGCCTGTTCAAATGGATTGAACCCCGAAAAAAAACTTTTTACCCCACTCTCTGGCACAAACCTATCCGCCAGATATCCCAAAGGGGATGCAAAGGGTAGTGCTTTTTGAGCAAATTGCGCCCCCTTCAAACCACTCCATAGCGTTGCTTTATCCAGCCTGTTAGCAAGAAGGTCGGCTCGATACTCATCCCTTCTTTTCTGCTCTGCCCTGGCCTCCTCCTCCCTATCTGAAGCACCCATGCCCGGCGGTTCAAAAAGCAGGTTCCTCGGCGGTGGCTGTCTTCTCAGCAGCGACGGTGCTGCTGCGGGTGGTGGCAGTGACGCCACCTGTGGCTGTGGATTCAGCAGGGCCAGGTCAGCAGCGGCAAGCTGATCCTGAAAACCGGTGAACGCGGGACTTTCAGGTGGCAGGGTGCGTGGGACAGACGTGTCGAAAAAACCACCAGCGCCGGCAGAGCCTGGGCCAAAAAGAGCCACTACTTCTTGCTCCTCGCCTTAGCTTTGGGCGCTGCCTTTGCCGCCTTCCTGGCCTCAAAATGCAAACGCACACAGCCGGGCTCGGACTCAATCTCGGCCATACCGCCATACGTCACGCCGCCAATACACACCTCCAGACGCGCCGACTTCGGAACAGCCACCAGTTCGTGGGTTAACTCACCAAGACTGCTGACATCAATAGATCGCTTCATTTCACCATCTCCTTAAACAAAAGCCCGTTTTGGATATTCCAGAGGCTGCGCCCAACTCGCCGACCTCGGCGTCACAATCGCACCCATCCGAAACGCATCACAGGCGTGTGACGTCCAGTCGTGTCGCGGACGCGGCTTGTAAACCTTCCTGATCTCGTCAAACTCCTTGCGATACTGCTTCAGCGCCTTGATGCCATAAGCACAGTTCTCCGCATCAATCCAGCACCTTGGAAGCAGGTTGCGTACCTGCTCAATGCCGTCAGCCAGTTTGAGGTGCGGAGCAATATCCGCAGTCACACCAAGCTCCTGCAAAACCTCAACCCTGGACTTGCCCGTGCCAAGATCGTGAACCTTGATATCGTGCGGGAAGATATGCCGCGAATACGTATAGCCGCGACCGCCATTCTCCCTGGATCGACTGTATTCGTCCAGCACCGATATATAATGCGGCAGTCCCTCGCCGCTCGTCTCGTAATAGGCGATAACATGCACGGCTTTCGCTACCCGCTGCACGAACCAGAGCGAAGTGCTGTCCCGAAAACCGAGATCCCACCACGTTTCAACCTTGCTGTTCGGATCAAACGGCACCCTGCCAATGCGGCCTTCCTGTTCGGCATCTTCCATCTGCAAGCCGTAATAGGCATTCTCCAGGCCAGCGTCAAAAGAACACTCAAACTCCTGAGCGTACTGCTGGCGTGACATCTGCTTGGCAGCAGCAGCCAGCTCGTCAGCATCGACGACACCAGTCTCAGACGCCTTGTGCAAGCACCAGTGCCAGTCGGGGTTGCCAGCAAGCACCTCAACCTTCGCCTCCTCAAACTTGTCGTAAAACAGGTTCTGGCCGCGTGGCGTACCAATCCAGACAGCCGACCCCTTTCTGTCAGAAAGAGCAGGGCGAATCACCTCTGGATAAAGCCGTGGGTTCATATCCGCATACTCGTCGAGTATGGATAGATCAAGGTACATGCCACGAAGTGAATCGACGGAATCAGACCCAAGCAGCATAACCCTCACGAAATCCTTGCTGCCGTCAGACAAAACACGCGGTATGTCAATGCGAAGTTCCGACTCATGAAACCGCGCACCGCCAAAACCAACACACATTTCCTTTGCGTATTCCCACGCAACACGCTTGGCCTGTGCGTAAGTGGGCGCTATGTAGGCCACCTGGGGGCGATGCCTTGGACACCACATGCCGGTCTGTATCGCGTCCGCAATCGCCATGACGGTCTTGCCAAAGCGACGGTGGTTAACCGCAACAGTAAAACGCTTCCTCTGCCTGTGAAACTCAGCCTGTAAGGGGCGAGGTGTGTAGGGGAGTGTTACGGTTGCCAAATCGCAGATACCTCACTCAGAAGATATAAGCCGCATCTCAACCACCCTCGGCTGTACACAGACTATGGGTGTCTTAATAATATATATATATACCTTTACCCCGCACCAGTCGATGCCACGCCGGGGCACGTTGGCAAAAATGTCGCCAAGTCGCAAAAAGCATGCTTTCGATGTTTCGCAAAAAAAATAATGTTCGCACTTGACGCGCCCTGGCCGGCACATATATGGTAAGTTTAGCTT